TCAAACCATCTGTATTTGAATCAAGACTTGCATTTTCCGGAACACCACCAAGACGGTCTGCTCTAAGTGCATCAGCACCATATAATCCATCACTTAATGCGGTATTTGAAGCGGCAGAAACATCTAATTGGTTTCCTGCTCCACCGGCAGGTCTTTTCTTTAAAATTCTCCAACCACTTGATGAATAAGGTCTTTTTGAAATAACCGATAGTGCATTACATTCTCGGTTTAGCATAGACCATACTTTTTGGCCGTAAATCTTGTTGTAAAGATTTGCGTTAATGCCCGATGGTGCGCTTAACGAGCCATCGTGTGCAGTATGAATACCTGCTACTGTTCCTGCGGCCTTAAGCAATTGATTGCTAATATGGCCTGTTGCGCCTGTTCCATAGGTTTGTGCTTCTAAGTCTGCTATTGTATTAATATATCCTGTCATAATAAATCACCTTCAATTAAGTCCTCCGACCATTTTATGAATATCCGACCAATCCATTTCGGCCAATTCATCCATAGATGGGAGTTCAACGGTTGCCTCTTCTTGTGCTTTTAGGATTGTTTCCTTTTCAGCAGTTAGAGACTTTCTTAATGCGGTAAATTCATCCTTTAGAGATGCAATTTCACTTGCCGCATCATATTGAGATTTTGCCAAAATAGATTCTTTTGCAGAAACTTCGTGGTTAAATCTTGTTTCAAATGACTTTTGGAGGTTATCGTAAGCCAACTTTTCAAGTTGTTCTTGACGGAAAGCCTCGTAAGCCTTCTCAATGTTTCCAACGGACAAATCAAGAGTTTCTAATTCGCTGTTGTCAAATGCTTTAACAACGGGCAAATCAGATGCTTTAGGCTTTCCACCGCTAATAACAACTCTATCAGCAGGTTCGCCTATTTCTATTCCGCCAGCATCAAGAGTATTTAGAACCGCTTTTGCTTCGGTGTCTAAATCTTCCTCTTCTGTGGTGTCCATGTATTCGCCTTTATCCATTTCTTCGGTCAAAGGTTCTGTTTTTTCTTCTTCTTCTTCCTTGCGTAGAGTATTGACTTCTGCCATTAGCGCATCTAACTCTTCAAGTGCTTTTTCTATTTTGCTCATATTTTTCACTTCCTTTTTTGTGTTTTTTTCTTGCTTTAAAATATCAAATCTTGCTTCGGGGTTAATTCCTTTTTCACATATTGTTACTTCATGTAATTCAAGTTTGCTAATTTCATTGTAATCTCCTAATTCTTGGTGGTTTTTCTTTACTTTTTCTAAAGCCTGTCCTCCAATACTAAATGACCTCAATGAACCTTTTCTTATGCCTCTATTAATTTCTTTGGCTTTTTCTATATCGTCTCTTAACTTAATTACTACAAAGAATCCTACATCATCAACTTCGGTTTTCCATAACTTCCCTGCTTTGTCTCTATATGATTTTACTACTTCTCCAACTTGAACATTAGAATGATTTGTCATTACATTTCTAAACTTTGGGTTCTCCATATATTTTTTAACTGCTTCGTTAAGTGCTTTGAGTGTGATTAAGTCATTTTGTTTATCAACGATTTCGATGCTTGCATATCCTCCAATCATTAAATCGTCTTGTGCTTTAAGAATCCTGAAATCGTGTCTGCTTCTATTCATTACAGATGATACCATTCCTCTCAACCCTTTCTTATACTATCCACTATATAAAGAACAACTAATTTTTAGCCGGAATTGACAATTTACTGTATTTATCTTCATATATATTCCATAAACCTTTATCGCCTTCTGTATCAGCAGGTTCTTGTTTATATCCTGTCCATGCAAGCCACATTTCTTTTCCTTCAACCTTGATTACTCTAAAATGCATCTTAGTTTCAAATTTATTACCTTTCAAGAAGTATTCATGATAACCTTCTTTTTGGACACCTAACTCAATATCTCCTGCATCAACTACCTTTCCTCTTTCGACATTTTTAGCCACTTCTGCCGGATATTTTCCTGCCGCACCAAACAAATCAAACATTTCTTCTTGGTTATCTAAGTCAATAGTCCAAAATAAACTTTCATCTTCAAGTTTAATACCTAATGTTATATTATCATCTTCTCTTGAATATATTTTAAACAAACCCTTTCTATTTTCTTTTGGGGTTTTGTATTCTTTTAACATAGCGTATTTATCGGAAAATCCTTCACCATATAAACATTCATTATATTCTTCTACACTCTTCCACTCTTCTTTATTCTTTTCACTAATAAATTCCGTCGCTAACCATTCACAATCCCGATTCATTATAAAATTAGAATACCAATCCATCGTTTCTTCTAAAGAATTATAATTATCAAAAGATGATAAATTGTATTGGGGGTTATTTTTCAGTTCTTCCCAAGATTTATTTCCCATTAAATATTCAAGTTGGCGTTTTCTATTTTCAATAATTTTATGTTTTAATTGAGTGCAACAATCACCCGACATATCTGCTTCAATAGCGATTTGTCCTTGTCCTTGTTCCTGTTCCTGTTCCTGTTTTATTCTTTGGATTAATTCTTGTCTTTGATTTTTAATTAAAAGTGATTTCATAATTTCTTCTTCTTGCATAATTTTATCATCATCAGCATGAAGTTTCTTATCTTTGAATGAAATACCGTCTCTATTATCCGACCAATCTTTCAATTTAGTCTTTTTAGATTCTAATACATCTTCATAAATATCTTTGTGTTTGTCCTTCAAAAAGTCATGAACATCATTTACTGTCTTGTCTCCCATTGTTTTTAGATACTGAAAAATAGCAACCGTTAATTGACTTGCTTTAGTTTTCATTATTTCTTCTGCTTGGGCTTTCCACATATCCAAATCTGCCAAAGCATTCTTAGACATTAGATTATCTTCTTCAAAACCATAGATTACAAAGCCATTCATATCCGATTTCATGATTACATTTGTTTCACCATGTATATAATCAGTTATTTTGATTCCCTTTGTTAATGCTTCTACATTATAGTTAAGTGATTTTTTGGTATCTTGTGATAGAAGTTCAAGAGTGACTAATTTATCGGGGTGTTCGACTTCCGGTATTTCAATTACCTTTGCTGAAAATAAACTAAACCCATCTCCTTTTTTCTTAACTTCATCAACTTTGACTCTAACAATATCCCCAACATTAACGGCTACTTTAGTATTCAATGCTTTACCAACACTAAGATACTTTTTACCATCAATTTCTTGTCCTTCCATATCTTCCGGAATTGGCCCAACGCCCACAGTATATGAATAAAGATTGCTTTTCGTCTTTTTCTTATCTAAAACAATTACATCTAAATCAACAAACTTCTTCCATTTAATCCATTTAGGGTTCTTTTTAGTTCCAATATAATATGTTGAAGTTGCATCTTTAATAACAACTCCTTCGGAAGTGGGAATATCCATCATTTCTTTCGCATACTTTTCAACATCTTTTAGACTATCAGCCTGTCTTGTATCTTTTTTAGAAGGATAAGCAATTGCTTGATTAGACTTTGCTGAATAATTATTGAATAAAATAGTCATTCTATCTTCTAAATCTTCATCTGTTAATGTTTGGGATTCATGTCGAATAATATCAAACACATGACACTTTAATTTAGCGTCTTTGTATTTGCCTTTGAAAACATGAGCAATAGTATCTGCTCTATGTAGTGCATCATCACCATCAAAAAGAATTAACTCTCCATCTAAAATACAATCTCCGTATTCTTTTTTCTTAAGTTCTTCAACCTGTTCTTTGCACTTAGCAGTAATGTCTTTTTCATTGTAAGAATAAATTTTAACCGAGCCATCTATTTTATGCAACTGTATTCTCATACCGTCATATTTCTCTTGGACATACCAATTACCACTAAAGCCTTTTAATTCATTAATGTCGTCTATCCCAAATATCCTATACATTGGTTTATTAGGAACAATAAATTGAGAAATGGACTTTTCTGTTAATTCTTTTTGTGATTTCTCTAATCCTTCTATTTCTTTTAAGTCTGTCCATTCTTTCTCTTCATGTTGAGAAAAGAAAATAAGTTCTAATAGTTCCATTCCTGCCTTTACTTTCGATTCAACCTTCTTTGAGTCTTTTCCATCACCGTAATGCTCTATAATATAGAGGGCAATATCATCCGATTCAAGGTCAAGTCCAACAAGACCCTCCGTTATTGTGTCGGGTTGCATACCTTTAATGGCTAAAATGTCCGGAGATAGTGCTTTATTGTCGTCTCTTAGTGCATAATGAATGAATTTCACCATAGTTTCGGGATTATCTAACAATTCTTCAAGGACACTACCTTTGAACATTTCAGCAAAAGGGTCAGCAACTATTTTAGAAGAGTATCTAATGAGTTTTATTTTCTCAAACAAGTCTTTCGCTTCTCTTGATATTGGGTTTTTAACTTCTTTATCTTCTATTTCATCTTCATCAATAAAATTCCTTAACTCTTTACCTGCGGCATCTAATTCTTCATATGATTCTATGATTAAATCAACCGCTTTTCTCCAACGGCCTCCGTATTCATCGGGGTCGTGAACTGCTGATAAATAAGCAACTCTTGTTTTTTCAAAGAGTCTTAATATTTCTTGAGAAGGTTGTTTATCCTTCTCAATAGAGCCGAGTTTCATTTAAACCCCTTCAACATTATCTTTTTCCTTCAACTGAAAAATCAGTTTCGGGTCGTTGCATAAACTTATCATAATCAGGGTCTAATGCTTCATCGGATTCTTCATCTTTTGGTTCGGGTAATCTTCTAAATTCTTTTTCAAGGTCGCCAACAAGACCGGATAAAGAAGTAATCATTCTACTTATTTGACTTCTGTTTGAAGCATCACCTTCTTTAAATTCTCTTGCTAAATTAGTTATTGTTCTATCTAATTCTCCTATTCTTTCTGTAAGCATCTTTCTATCTTCTTCATCTAAAAAGGGATTAG